CAAGCCCATTGCGAAGGAGTTTGTTGTTTGCTTGGCTGGGGGGAGCAATCCGACAGCCGAGGAGGAAAAAGTTGCACTGGCTCACGGGGCTAGAGTTGTTCATTATAAGAATCAAAGAACGGATTGGCCTCATATAGATGACTTTGCCACGGCAAGGAATACAGCGTTGGATGCCTGTTCCGAGAAATGGGCGATGTGGGTGGATGCCGATGATGAGATGCAAACAGGGGCTGAGGTAGTTATTGATGAGGCCATAACCAAGGCAGAGGAAAGGGGAGCACAACTTATAGCTTTTAGATATCATGTTTCTAACGCTGGCCTCATTCCCCTTCGCGAGATGATTTCCTTAAAGGGAAAATGCAAGTGGAAGAACCGGGTTCACGAAATGCTAGTGGCAGAGGATCAGTCAAAGATTTTCGGGATCGACAAAGTTGTGAGGGTTCACAATCCCAAGGGCTATAAAAAAACCTCGGCAGATAGAAATTTCACAATCTTAAAAGACACCCTAGAGCCAACTCCCAACGCCCTTTACTATACCCAACAAGAACATTTTCTGACCCAGAATTGGGCAGACTGCCTGAAATATGGAAGGCTAGCAATCCAATTCCCAGAACTAGAGGATACGCTCCGCTATGATGTTCTTTGCAACATGGGACGATGCGCTCCGACAAATGAGGAAAAGCTAAAATATCTTGGGGAGGCGGTTGCCATTATGCCGGATAGGAGAGAGGCGCATTATTGGCTGGCAGTAGAATATTCCGCAAGGGGGCAATGGATTAAGGCTTGGGGATCGGCAAGGGCGGCGATGAGCCTTCCAAGACCAGCCGCCCATTACTGGAATTTAGTAGAGGCAATCTATCAATGGCAATGTTTGGACATTTACGAAACTGCCTCTGTTTGTGTTGGCAAAAAGGATGAGGCGGAGAAAATGAAAAAGGCTAGGCCAGCCCCCAAAATCTCAATCATCCATGCCACAAAGGGAAGGCCGCAGATTGCTTGGCAACGAAGGCAACAATGGCTCATGTTGGCAAAAAACCCCCTTGAGGTTGAGTGGATTTTTGTTGTCGATCACGATGATCCCCAAGACTACACCCCCCATCAAGCCATCCGATGCAATCCCGGCGGAATCGTGAACGCCTGGAACTATGGGGCAAAACAGGCCAAGGGGGAGATTTTGATTCAAATGAGCGATGATTGGAGTACTCCAAGACATTGGGATGCCCTAATTTCTAACGCTATGGGGGCCACAAATGAGGAGAAAGTCTTGGCAATATCTGATGGCCTCAGAACCGATAAACTTCTTTGTATGGCGATTTTAACGCAAAAGAGGCTTGAAATGCAGGGAGGCTATATGTTCCACCCAGACTATCAAGAAAGCGATGGCATTTATTCCGACAACGAATTTACAGAAAGGGCTTATAGTGATGGAGTTGTGATTGAGGCAAAACATATTCAATTCAAACACGAAAACCCGCTATTTACAGGCGGCAAGCCGGATGATCTAATAAAGAACCACAATAAGCCTGAGTTCTATGAAAAGGGGAAAGCCATCTATGAAAAAAGAAAAGCCGATTCTTGGCATTAGGCAGGCCAAGGCAAGCGATCCAAAAGACCTTGGAATTATCACTCTTGGCAAATCTCGCCTCGATAAAACAAAATATGTTTTAGTTGATGTTGAGTATGATGAAAAAGCAGAGAAGGAGCTTTTTGAAATCGGGATGGAATTGCTTGCCAAGGACAAGGAAGCAGTCATCAATTATGTAATTGTGAAAGCCCTTAAATACACGGCAGAATTTAAAAAGGCCAAGTGCAAGAAATAACACTAAAAGACCCATTCGGCCAAGCCCTAGAAAAATACAGCAAGGGGCTTTCGCTTGGGGTTGAGATAGGGGGAGGAACCGGGGATGGCTCCACGCAATGCATAAGGACAAGGGAGCTATTTAGTTTTGAAATTCATCCCGACAGAATTGCTAGGCATAAATACAATCTTGATGGAAGGCAAGGGGGACTTGCTATTAACCAACTTTCAAGCAACCCGATGATGTGGATGAGCATAGAGGCAGTTGAAGATTTTTATAGGACAACCCAAACCAAATTGAATCAGTACCCCTTGGAACAAATTGCCGAATGGCACAAGGATGATTTTAGGGTTGCGGCAAAATATGCTTGGGGGCATTTAAGCCTAAAAGATGAGATTGATTTTCTTTTGTTGGATGGGGGAGCATTCTCCGGCAGGGCGGATTTTATGGTATTCTTTCCCAAAGTTAGGGAGGGCGGCATTATCGCCCTAGATGACACAAACGACATTAAGAATTACGGAAACTATCAGTGGCTAAAGACAGCGGGACATGACCTTTTGTGGGAGGAAAAATCTTGGAGGAATGGGTGCGCTATTTTTAAGAAATAATGCTAACCATATTCACATTAGTTTTGAACGGGGAGCCGTTCATAAGCAAAAAGCTGGAAACCTATCAAAAGCTAACTATCCCTTGGCAATGGAGGATTGTCGAGGGGGTAAGCAATCCTAGAAATTGCACTCGCTGGTGCAAGGAGGTTCCGGCCAAATGGCATAAGAATTTTGTCTCAATAGACGGAACGCATGAATACCTTAAAAATCTAAAGCATCCAAAGGTATCTTTCCAATATCAAAATAAGGCTTTCGATGGAAAGATTGAGATGATACGAAGAGCCTTGGAAGGGGTTGATTGCGGGGTTGTGATGGAACAGGACGCTGATGAATTTTGGACAGAAAAACAAATGGAAGATGTTTATAGACTTTTGGTTGACCGAACGCCCGGAACCACCGCACAATTCTTTTGCAATTATTACATAGGAAAAAAGATTGTCGTTTCACGCTCTGGGCTTGGTTGCTATCCCTATGAATGGTATAGAGCGTGGAAATGGGGAGAGGGCATTGAATTTACAAGCCATGAGCCGCCCATTTTAAATCACCAGCCCATCAGAATCCCAAGGGGAATCACAGAGGAAATGGGCTTAGTCTTTGACCATTTTGCCTACTGCACTAAGGAGAATGTTGCATTTAAGGAAGATTTTTATGGATATGCAGGGCTTCTAAAATCTTGGGAGGAATTACAAAAGACCCACGGCCCAATTCGACTAAATAGATACTTTGCCCACATACAAGACAGGAGCGTTGTGGACGATGCAACCTAAAGTTATTAAATACAGGCAAAGACTAGGGGACATCATCCGATGCCTTCCCGCTTGCGAATATCTTCATAAACAAGGCCATGATGTTTTCTTTGATTGTTTTGAGCAATATCGCGGAGTGTTTGAAATAGTTTCCTATGTGAAGCCATTAAAGGAATTAAGCCTAAATGTCGAAGTTTTAGATTTGGAGATTTGGCCTAACCGCTATGTCGAGTACCGATCAAGCGGTAGAACTTGGACAGAATTTGTCTATGCCCATCCGACCATAAACAAGGCCAGCCCACAAGAAATTAACTTGGACATTTTGGATGAAAAGCCAGCCCAAGGACTGCCATCAGAATACAACCTAGTTGCCCCTTTTGGAGTATCGCAAGGCCATAAAAGAAATCCACTAGAGATTATTGTCGAGGCAAGAAAGAAGCTGGGAGAAAAGAACTTCTTTGTGCTATGTCCAGAGGGGACAAAAATCAACGGGTTAGAGTGCTACACCGCACAATCAATTGCAGAAATGGCTAGGGCAATAAGGGGGGCAACTGAACTATGGTGCATAGACTCAAGCCCAATGGCGATTGCTAAGGCAGTTAGAAAAGATAAAAGAGTTATGTATTTTCCACAGACCCTAGAGCCCTACAATAAAGATAATAATGAGATTTGGGACACCGTGGAGCTCGGATGATTGACAAGGTGACAAAGCCCTTGGGATATGGCTGGGGCTATTTCCACTTCCTTCTTTACTGCCGACCTTCGGCAGATGATTAATGACCTTTACACAACCGTCACTGGGTTAGGCTCCAACGCAGTCTCAGCCTCGATCACAGACTTGGCCTACGCTACCGATCTTGAGGTTGGGGGTGAGGTTATTCGAGTATCGCAGAGCTTGGTTGTGGATGCGACAGCGGTATCCGTTCCCACGATTGGCAATGTGATAACGATTGGGGGGGTTGGACGGATGATTGCAAACTTTAGCACTTCCCCAGACGGCCTTTCTTACACCATAGACATAGCCGACCAAACGACCTAAATGAGTGTAGGGATTGAAAGGCAACTAGAGGATAGTCTTGCCTCGGCTATCTCGGTTTCTGGGGTTAATATCTATAAAAGCGACTATGAGGGGTCAAGGCTTCTGCCGTCCTTAACCATCCAAGTTTCCATAGGCTCAGAGGAGCTAGTGCCTTTTTCTGGGGTGTTCAAATGCCCATCGGTTTTGACCTATTCTGCTAGGGCAGACACAACCGATAGAACCGAACTCGACTCAAAGTGGTATGCCATTCTTCAAACATTCTACCAAATCCCATCCATTGAAAGCATTCTAACAACTGCAACCCTAGAGGTCTTTCAATGCAAGGTTATGAACGAATCGCCCGGAATCATCACGGATAGGCGGATTTGGGTTAAAACGACAAACCTAGACATCACCTGCACTTCCAAATGACCTCCCCCCAATTCATCATAGAGGACGCTTTATCGGCCATTCTAACGCCAATAACAGGGCTTAATGTGTATGTTTCAAACAGAAGGGGCGCAAGATTCTTCCCCTATGTAACGATTAGGGCTTCGATTGGGAGCCAGCTTATCGTTCCGGCTTCTGGTGTTTTTGAAGTTCCTGTCGAACTAAGCTATTCAGATTCAGCGGTTAGGACAAACCAAACAACCTTTGAATCCAATTACTTTGAGGTGTTTGCGGCTCTTTATGAGGAATCAGAAACCCTAAGAAGCAGAATTGAGGGCGAAACAACCAATTTAAAGGTCTATATGGCAAGGATCACAAGCCAAACACCAACGATAAGGACGGATAAAAGAGCTTGGGTAAGGGGTCTTAATTTGAGCGTGATTGCCAGCAAAATTCCTGCAGAGGCCTATACTGCATCCTTAGACTTCTCCGACCATCGCAACTCTCAATATATCGGGGCAATTTAACAAGGAGATTGAATTAAATGGCACTTCCAGTATTAGACGGGAATCAGTCAGCAACAACCCTTTCCTCGGTAGTAACAGGAGGGGAACATATTGTTGCTCATACGGTTGTCTCCCTTGGCTCAACCGCAATCTCCAATATTACAAGCGCGATTAGTGGAAGCGTTGTTTCTGTCTCCAACTTCCCCGCCACCCAGCCCATAAGCGGCACGGTCACGGCGAATCTAGGCAATATTGTTCAGCAAGATTCAGATTCAAGTCAAAATCTAATTCCAGTTGGCCATGTACAATACGATGACAGCGGAAACATTGTGGCTAATTTATTGGCATCGGAAAATTGGCCGTTCCCCACAAAAGTTATCTCCGGCACGGTCACGG